CAATTGAGCGATAATCTCATCAATCTCAATATCACTCACATCACCCAATCGCCTATCTAAGAACACATCTCTCACATATTTCCTAATGAATGGTTTGTTTTGTCTATTTTCTCCTACATCATTAATTAGATTCTTGATGTACATCTTACGCTGGGAAGGGCTCATCACATCAGGTCTTCTACGTCCTCCATCACCTTGTACATCTCCTCCACTCGCACCACGTTGGAAGTCTCTGAACCCCTCTACCAATTCAGGGAGATGTATTCTTGGAGGATGACTACCATGCAGCACCTTACATTGGCATGGCACATACATGCATTCTTCGCATTTAGTTGGAAGCGTACCCCAATTATAACCAGATCTCTCAGCATCGAAATTTGTCTCCTTGTTGATCTGAGAATGGACAGCGAAATCGTTATTCCGCCAGGAATCGAGGTCGTGAGATGGTGCGGCTATGAGTGGTGGTATTCTGGTCTTGGGGTTAGGTCCTCCAACCAGTTCCTGATTTAGAGATACATGGTTAGGACCGTATTCGAAAGGAACAGAGTCATTACAAAACCTCTTTTGCGTGGAAGGGAACCCCACTTTATTGAGGTGGTCTGGGTATCGAGTAGAATTATATTCCCTCATGAATTCGTATAATTGTTGATTGGATTCATGAGATTCATGAGATTTAGGAGCCTCAAATCTCTCAATTGTTGGGACTGGTGTAGTACCAGAATATACACTCATGGTAACAACCATTATTATAATTAATGTGCTGAACGCGAGGACCGGTTTGTAGGCAGCTATCACGATACATACAATCAGAGCGAGACGTGTGATCGTATTTAGTTTGGTTGATAGGCTGTCTTCAGGATTCGGAAGTAGATCGAAAGATCTGAACAACTGAGTCACATCATACATCCAAAATTTTTCATTTGAAGCCATTTTTGAAGGATGATGATAAATTGAAAAGTATACAGAAATAAATTGAAATTCCAAGGCTCAAACGTATACCTACTCACCGACCTGATCAAATTTGACAGGACGTTCTTCGTAGGTTGCATCAAATCCCAGAGGAGCGTTATACGAAAGAAAAACATCCCAGCGCACCAATACTGGTTCGCCACACACAGCAAACGAACAAATACATGGGCTCTGGCTACACATATTTTATTCCATTATAAATGTATCGATTACATAATCGATACTATCTGGTCGTATGTATAACTGGTGTAGCATTTCTTTAGCGAGCACATACTTTACTGTTCCATGTATATTATATACTTTAGCTCTATCTACGCTATCATTCGACCATTGTAAATACGAGTTTGTAGATATATTCGCGTTATTATTGTCGATCAGATTAATGAATTCATCAGTTAGCATTTTCATGGGTTTGTGCATACCTGATTGAATGGATCGACGACCACCCACAAACATACGAATGACGTCTTGTATGTCATACATGAAATCGAATGGCGGGAATTTCATTGTATTTGTGATGTCGAAATCTGGTAATTTATTCATATAGTTATTAGTTCCATATTCCATTTCGTCCCAGCCGATGATAGATTCTCCATCGATTATTATAGGTTTCCAATACAAGCGGCTACCTGATTTCAATAACTCTGCATTTCTTAAACCATAATATTTTTCATTCGTATATAATGGTGATAATATTTTTGCCAGGCCAAAATCCGCGAGGTACACTACTATACCTGTGTTCTTGATGTAATATATTTCGTCGTCGATGTCGTACGAAAAGTAACCACCAGGCTTTATTCTCTGGACCAATATATTTGAAGCTTTTATATCTGTATGCCATATGGCATAGTATCTCTGAATAGCGTGTAACGCTATAAGAGTCTGATATAAAACACTTATTTGTTCATCAAATGTTTCTAGGTTAATAAATCTAAGATCTGACGATGCCGATTCCATGAACGTTGTGTAACAAGAGTCAGATAAATAATTATCCATGGCTTTTGTATCGTTAAACACGTTACATTTATCACATACAGCCATATTGTAGGTAAATGTAAAATTTTGGCATTTATGGGTGAATAGAAGCTGGTTAATGAGATTTAAGATCTTGTACTCTTCCGGGTAGTATTTCTTGTCGACATCATACCATTTTTCTTTATATTTAGTGCCTTCTTTCATTTTCAGTTTCTCATCATATGTGAGGTATGCCTCTTTTATCACAAGTTCATCACCCGAAAGTGTGCCTCTGTATACCTGACCAAACGTTCCCCTACCAATCACCACTAAATCTAAAAAATTAGCTTTAAATTTTTGAGTTCTACCTGACATACATACTGCCCATTGATTTACTTTTATTGACTCTATTTTTCTATTGATACGTTTTCCCTTATTTAGACGTTTAACAAACCAATTTTTCACATCCATTATTTGTGGAGAGGAGGATACCCTAACAGGGCTTTTCTTTTTTGAAACTGGTATTGGTGATTGGCGGGTTGGAGAGGAAGCCCCAACAGGGCTTCCACATTCTTTCTCTATCTTTTTATAAGTTGGACCACCAATTTTAATGATCCTTCCCGTGGTTGGGTTTACAACTGGATTATTAAACCATTTGAGACATTTAGGTGAATAGCGAACACTTCTATGATATTGAGATCCTCCCGAACATTCAACCTCAAGATCCTTATATACCTTTCCAGTAGGTTTAATCTTGCGATTGGTTCTTGGATTGACTGATTTGTTTCTCTTCCATTTATCACATATATCCATTTTCTTTTACAAATATTTATCTATTTGATCTAAACGTCTTTATAGTTTCCTAAAAGATGTCTTTAGAACTAACTGTTGAGCAACGAGAGAAACTACGGAAGCTTGACGAAGAAATGAAACGTAAGAAGGATCATGATGAGAAAAACCGAAATCGTCGTGAAGCATCATCAAAAGCTACTGGAATTCCAATCGACATTGTAGATATGGACGTCATAAAGATAGGGACACTGCTAGGTATTATTAAAAAAAAATCAATACTTGAGGGAAGAGAACCTAATACCGGATCTCTTTTAAAAATGTTACTCGGTTGTGAAGACGAATTTAAGATAGATCGTTCCAAGATACCAAAGAACTTCAGGAATGCTCGTACAATAATTACAGAGTCCGATAAGATAAGCTATCACCAACAATATGTCCAGCAACAATGTCAACACCTGTCAGCTATTACAATGTCACTCATCAAACAAGAGCTTATAAATATACACAAATATATAAATATTAACCTTGAAACAAACACGATAGAGAACCTTAAAACAGCATGTGTTGAAACTCTTGACGTCCTTCTTGATGAATTATGTGAAGATGATGATGACGAAATATGGTCAACACTATCGGTTGTACGTAATGCGATGTTGGGAGCTGTAGATATATGTGAATATAAGAAGATCTTACATAACCATATCGTTATACTCAGGAGAAATGGTAAACCATACGCTCGCATTCTAGACCATTTATCTGTTAATGATGTGAGGCTGTCGCTATATAGGGGGTGTCTTACCAAAACGAAAGGTCCTCTTACCCCAGAAGAATCAATGAGATTATCAAGAGAGATTGAACTAAGGTGTTATATGAAACCACCGGAATTAAAACCATTTGATTTTAATGATATAGTGAGGCATTGCTGTATACCGTCTCTCGTATGTGTCCCCATAGATGAAGTGATAGAGAACGGACTGGTAGGGCCTTACCGCAATAACCCCATAGGATACCTCAATGTAAATACACCTGGTCTAACTCCTTGGTCATTCTATAATTTGAAGAGCATTACTGCACAAGGTGTTAGATTATGGGTGTTAGATAATAGATTATGGATGTTAACCGATAATATGATTTCCACGATGACAGCGTATATGATCAAAATCTTCAGGACGTTTTACTATGAGTATTATGGAAACAATACTTTCAGGCAAGGATTTTGGTTGGCGTCACACAACAAGCATTATGACGCGTTCATGAACATGATGAACAATTTATCTTTTATCAGTAATAACGCTATGTTCCATAAGTTTTTGACGTTGGTAATAATGCAAAGATCTCCGTTGATTCCCACTGAGTATGATTTCTTTAACCACCTCATGTATTATGAATTTCCAGTCATGTATGATCCTTATATTAAATGCCTTGAGGATAATATTAAGAAGTCTTTTGATGATTTGAATGACGAGCATCTGGAGAAAATGCTGCGAACTTTCGGTACCAAAATCTTATAATTTGAATTTAACTTTCTGGAGTAAGCGAATTTTTAAAATGTAGAATACCCCCTTGTACAAATGTCTCTCACGCATATTTGCACCTTGGCTCTAATATTACTTTATATGATGCTACTTTTGTCATATAAAAACACTCTTTCGAGTTATGCATTATCTTGGTGCATCAAAATGAGCACACAGAAGACGTTTCACCCTACCCACCCAACAAATGAACCTACTCTCTCAAATGAACAGGTAGTGGCCGCTAAACATGTTCTTGTCAAGGATGTGAATGAATTCCCACGTGTTAATAGGCGCTTCGTGGACCCATTAAAGGCATGTGAACCAAAATTCGCCCTCTTTTCATATATTGAACATCAAGATATAGAAATGGTTGCATTTTTAGACGAAATTAAGGATGTATTGAACCCGGAACATAAGAAGCGACTTGATGAATTGAATACTAGACCTCAAATACTAAAAGGAGTCGCCAAGATCAGAGGCGCGTACGTTACACAACAAGAAGCAGAGCATCGTGCTGAAGAGATCGTTAGGGATATAGATTCCACTAATTCTATTTTCACATGTATCGTTGGTGTACCGTTCCCATTGGTCAGCGAAGGCATGTCCGAGGAAGTAAAAGAGGTTGACCTCCAACAACAAACAGAGAACACCATCGCTCATAACGTACGTAGACAGCGACAAAAGGAAAAGAAAGAAATAGAAGATATCAAACGGCGTGAGGAGGAGCTCATGCGGAATGCTGAGAAAGACCCGAACGCAGACGATGAGGATAACTACATCGCTCAACGCGTGAAGCTGGCTCATCTCAGATATTCGATAGATCAACACGTTAAGAAACATGCTGAATGTATCGATAATGAAAAGAAGTGTGTTGAATGGCTAGTGGATATGAAGAGTCGTAACCCAGAATTTGAGGAAAAATATATGGAAAAGTATATGGCTGGGCGTAAAGCAGCGCACATTCCAGACGATCACAATCTCGAGGGTTTCATGAAGTACATGAATGACCCCCTTATTAGGCTCGATGCGATCAAAGAAGATTAATTTTTCAAACAACTTTCATAACCCATCAGGGTTAGGAAAAGAATTTATTTACGTATTCCTGCTAGCGCCGCCGACAAGATGGGGTATCTATCCTGGGTATTTGTAGTGGTTGACGTTATTTGTGATGACTGGATTGGTTTACTTGAGATATTAGATTTTGACCCATTTTTTGAAGTATTTTGTTTTTTATCCATTTATGTTTATAGTAATATTTTTAAGTCACGATATCTATAATTTATCAAGGATCTGTTTTACCACCTTATCGATTTGGGTTAAGCCGTCAATGATGTAAGAGCTGTTCCTCATTGGTTCACTCTCATACGTCTTAACGTATCCCTCGTGAAGGAATTGTAGATATTTCTTATCTACATCACGTTCGCATTCACGATTCCTGGTTCGCATGCGTTCGAAGCATGTATCTACGTCCGTATTTATATAAAAACTTATATCTGGTTTCCACGCGAGGCGGTCATAAATGTCGTGAATGAGTGGCTCTTCATCTTTCGTGAGACATCCGTTTTTGACCCCGTTCTCGATAAAGATCTATACTATAGATGTACCTATAATTCAAAATGAAAATGGTTTGAAGATACTAGAACACCTCAAAATGTATGTATTCAAGACAAAACTACTAGAATTTATAGATGAATTATTGGTGTTATTTGAGGATAAGAATAAGATAGTGTATAAACGTCTTATCCATTACCATCATTATGTTAAGAATAAGTTGGATGAAGATGACCTAGACGACATGGTGAATAATTTCCT